ATTCCATTACGACTCGCCGTGGACATTTGTTCCCCATCCACCTCACCATGGTAAATCTCTACATGCACCGCATACCCCCATGCAGTCCTTCTCATTATTATCTGACTCGTAAGGCCAAACATTCCCTTCGGTCCGTAGAAAAGGAAGTCTCCTTGCTCTAATGTCTTGGTATCAAACATTGGTTTTTTCATACTAAAAAATAGACCCCGCTGTCCCTAAACTCGCTCCGACAGCAGGACTCGTCCCTACCGGAGTGGGGAAATATCCTGGCTCACCTACCTGAGCATAGTTCGTAGACAGGTTTTTTGTTAAATAAGTGTTTGTAAAGTTTGAAAACAACGACCCTAAAGCTGGCCACGCCGTGGGTTGTGAAAAAGAACTAGCCGCTGCTAACGCCTGTGTCGCTGCTTGTTGAGGGTCTGCGGACGTTTGCAACTGTCCTAGAAGCGTATTCTCCTCTTGTGCGACATTCGATTGGAGTGTCTGTGCCTGTTGCAAACCGGTATTCGAGATGTTTTGCAACTGATTCGTTTTCTCCGTGCCAAGTGCCCTATCCAACGTATTGGCGGCGGAGGACGTCGACAAACCACTTCGAGCCAAATCATATGTGGTTTGTGCCAGCGTATTTTGATACTGTTCTTGAAATTGTGGCAGTGCATAGTTTTCGTAATCCTGCTGACGTTGATTGTAAAACGCCTGATTAAAACCACCGGAGGAAGTCTGCCCCGTATAAAACTGTGTTCCGGGAGCATACGCACCGGGGTCGGTAACCACCGCCCCATATTGGTCGTAGAGTGGCTGTCCCTGGGCACCGGGATTCGTAGCGGACACAGGATTAACCCCACTACCTCCACCAAAGATAGAGGCTATGTCCGCTTGTCCCTGTGTAACCGCCGCCTGTTGGGACTGTTGTTGCGCCGTTAAGGAGTCTGCAGAATTATCCCCACCACCATAAAGACTACTCATTGGTCTCCTTCTGTGTTAATGTCACGTAGTTTTGAAAGCTCCACTGCCACATCCCATCCAAGATGTAACATTGCGATGTGATTGACTATGTCAATATCCGCACATCGCGTAGCGGGGGCATGTTGTTTACGTTTTTCATCCCTCGCAATATGGTCCCCTCCGATTTGCCTTACAATAGCGGACGAAAACATCGCCTTTATCTCATTCGCATACTGACGGACGAAAGGATTGAGAAGTAAGGTGCAAAGGAAATCATGTAACGCCTTCCAACACTGTTCCTTCTTCTCATCATTCATGTCGGAGTTGTCAATCAAGTCGTCAAAGACGTGTTCAAAATTCCAAAACGACACAAGAAAATGATACACCGACACATTTCCTTGTGCAACCTTTTCAAACAACTTATACGCCTCTGGTTGTTTCTTAACCTCCTCCGGTCTTTTCATATAATCCTGTATCATCTTGCCTCCTGAACGGTGTAGGAACAGTTAAACCCCGAAAACACGGCAGGGTTACTATCCGTGGTTACTGCTGAAAACTGCACATGTGAACCCCTTTTGGAAAAGGATTTACGGGAGGAATCGTATGTGTTTGAATACGAATCCCCCGTTGAGTCAAATATCAAAGAGGACGTTCCCTGCATCGGGTCGGTGGAGACAGAAAACTGCCAACTCCCCTCCATTGCCATACCCACCGAACGAAATTGTTTCATATTCCCCGGCGACTTGAGGGATAGATATGACGTCGCCCAAGAGGCAACGGCGTTGTCGTAGGTGTTGTTGTTAGCTCCACCGTAGAGGTAGAAGGCATCGTCTGCACGGCAGTAGACTTGCCCTTGATACGTGAAGAAGAACTGTGGCGTGAAGGCCGTCTGGACCCCCCCGTTCGAATATGTGGGAGAATACGTTGACCATGCAATAATTTTAGACCCGGGGAAGTAGGATAAGACATAAATGGTGTCGGTTAGAAAAAGCCAGTAACGGTTAGCGGAAGGGTCTACAACGGAACACGCTTGTTGTATTTGTGTGGAAGTGGACGCCAAAAGTTTATCTTGGATAAGGGTGTCAATCGGCGAACCAATATCCACAATAAACCCATTAAGTGATGAGTCACGAACACGTAATGACCTAATCCCCGTATCGTAAAGGAAAAACACATCAAGGTCACCAATAGATTGAACAGAAAAAGGTGCATTGGTTCCTATGTTTTCAAGGGTTTGAACAATGGTAAATTGCGTGGGGTCTGGGTCGGTGAGCCATATTTGTATATTGTCACGGGCGAATACAGCCAACCTCCCTTGATACGCCGCCATTGACTGAGTTTGTTGCGGTGAGGCGTAAAAATCCGTGAGATTAATGAACCCATTCCCAATCCCGTTAGGGTCGTTGTATAAGGTTGGTGCGTTTATACCTGAAAAATACCAAACCGTCCCCGCTGCAAAATGCACCCTATTACCAAAGGTCGTAACGAAGGTAGGTTGTATTCCAGTAACCTCACCAGAACCTACTGTCGTTTCCACCCCCGTTTGGGAGTCGGTGAAAACCACGTTGTAAGTATCCCCCGTAGCCCACGTTCCAGCAAAGGTTAAAAGTGTATCCTGACCACTTCCAGCCGAAGCGGTTGCCCCGCCTTGCATTGTTACACAGGATGGTAGTAAGGTGGCCATTTTATATGTTATTGTTCACGACCGTTTGAGCTAACACTGAAATAGGGGAAGAAACAATCGTCGACCCCATTGCGTCGGTGACGGTGCAAACAAAATTCGTCGTTGCGAACCTACCTTCGCCTTGGTACGTAGATTTGAAAAACGTCGCGGACGAGTTGGGTAGAATACAATAAATAGCCCCACCCGTTCCCGGAGGAACTTCCGACCATTGATAGGAGTAAGGGCCAATCCCTCCTGTGATAGTCACATCCACCTCGGCACTCAAACCATATATAGTTGCAGGTTTCCCTTCAGTTGTTACTTGATTTGTAACCGCCACGGAGATTGGATTAATACTTATACTCAATGCCTGAGCCGTGCCAAAAATAACCTCTCCCCCAGTGCCGACATTAACAATCACATTTGCAGGAGCATCGGTTGACGTCGTCGTTGAAGCAGACAAATAAATCACTTGTCCGGAAGCAAAAGCGCAATAGCCACTCATTCCGGAATACGCATTTATGTTGGAAACAATATCCGCACACGTCTGTGACACCGACGTATCCCAATTCACAGCAGAGGATTGAATCGACACCCCGTCAACAAGAACCGTCGTGCCTGTGGTGAATTGTGTCGAACCTTGAATTAAGCCCAAAGTGAAAGACAACACTCCAATAATCACATTTCCTGCCGCCGTAACTTGCACCGCCTCCCCGTTCGGTGTAGCTCCTGCGGTGGTCGTTCCGGAAATAATCACCGTATTCCCATTTGCAGTGGCAGAGAAACCACTCACCCCTGAATTAGCATTAATGTTTGTAGCTACCAAGGCGGCGGTATTTGGGTTGGACGTTGTCCAATTTATTGACGCCGTAAGTAACTGCGTTGACCCAACTTTCACCGACGTAATCTTATTCGTCCCCGGATTCGACGAACCCGCCTGAATTACGAATTGGCCCACAGAAGCCACAGCCGTTGCCGGGGGGATGCCTGTGTTTTCAACTTGCTGTGCCAAAGTGCCTAATGTAGAGACTTTTGTGATATTTGTGACATATTGAGTCCCGGGCTCACTTACCACGGCTTGGGTCGAGTTACCATTATCGGTCGAGGTGTAACCACTTGTAGCATTCACCAAAGCAGCTAAGGCAGCGTTGATTTTCTCCGTGGTATTTTGTGACGCCAAAACTTCCCCCGCGATGAAGTCTTCAACCAAAATACCGTTATAAAAAGCATACACGTTATTATCGGCAAACTTCGCCACCACAAAAGCATTACCCCCAAAAACAGTTTGACATACAACCGAGGTCATTGCCGTGGAACCATCTGGGTGTTGGAGTCTTTGATACGTAACCCCGGCAGGTAGTGCGGGGTCCAAAGAACCAGAGGCCACGGAACCGAAAACCGTGAGACCCGAAAGTGTGCCCAAACCACCAAAAGAATTTGTAGGCAAAGCTATCCGCATAAACGCCTTCCTTTTTTCAATCTCACCACCCTGATTCACATGGCAATTATTCGCTTCCTCCAACGTACCGACGACAGAAGCCAACTCACTTTTGCGTAAGTCTAAACCAAATTTAAAATTTTCCAAAATGAAATCCGACATTTTACAATCCGTTGGTATTACAAGTTAACCGCCAGAACTTCTCCGTTACGTTTGTGTAAAAATTCGTAATCGTAAAACCACTTTGGCCGTTTGTCCACGTTAGATAATCGACCCAAGTTTGAAGGTTTGTAGTCGACTGCAAGTGCCATTTGACGTGAACATTTGTATTCGTCCCACGCGTCCACGAAATGGCAGGAGTTGGACCTATAGGTATGATACAACCAATTATCTTTACTGATGGTGGATTGGTGTGAATCACTACAACTGAGACAGGTAAGTAATTCGTAACTGCTGATGGACTATTCGTCTGTCCCGGTAAAGGGGGGAGTAGTGTAACCACCTTTCGATAAAGTGTCTCTGCCCGGACGAATAGTCCAAGGCAGAGAACACTTAGGACGAAAAGTAAGTAATAGTTTTTCACCTTACCAAGCAATTACCGTAGCCCATACAGACACCGTGGGCGAAAAATACGAATCCCGGTGGAGGTCAATAGGAAAGTCCAAACGAATGCCTGCGGCAGTATTCGCTGTCATTTGCTTCTCCAAAACCAAACCGGGGGATAAACCCGCATGTTTCGTATCGGCACGGTAATACACAGCGAGTTCAGGCGTGAGGCGAAGGTCATAGTGAGAAAACCCCCACCCTACAAAACCTCCCGCTTGCGACACGGTGCCGAGGTCGGAAATGTTGTGAATTTCAGGGCCAAGTGCCAGACCTTGCCAAGGATTCACCCTTGCACCAAAAATCGCCTCGATACTCTCATTGTTATAATTTGCCGTCCCGGAATACAATTCGATGGTAGAATTGGTCCATGTAAGGTTTGTATTGAACG